GCCGAAACGGTTCGATAACTACGGCTGGGGGCACAATAGTTAATTCTGGCGATACAACTGGAATGATTATGTTCACTGCTGACGATGGTAGTGACATGGCTACTCGTACAGCACGAATACAATCTCAAGTAGGTGGCACTCCCGGTTCAGATGATATGCCGGGACGTTTGCAATTTTTTACAACCGCTGATGGTGCTTCATCTGAAACTGAGCGGATGAGAATCACGCAAGCAGGTAACATTGGAATCGGAGATACAGCGCCTTCAACAAAGCTGCATGTGACCACTTCAGATCAAGATGATGGAATCACCATAGAATGCACAAACGGCGGTACTTCTGCTGGCCCATCGCTGAAGCTAGATAGAAATTCTGCTAGCCCTGCTGATGATGATGTCATAGGTGAAATTGAATTTAGTGGTAGGAATGACGCTTCTCAGGCGATTCAGTATGCCCGAATGTCTTCTACGATCCTTGATGCTAGTGATGGCACAGAAGACGGATCAATAAATTTAACTGCAATGCTTGCTGGCACTAGCAGATCAAGATTCTTATCTAACGCTACGGAAACAGTCATTAATGACGCGAGTCAAGCCTTAGATTTTCGAGTTGAAACTGACGGTGTTGCTAAAATGCTGTTTGTTGATGGTACTAACAATAAGGTTCTCATCGGTACTGATACATCTATAACAGGATATGCAGTTGCACCATTGCAAGTGAGTGGAACACAAAACGCAACTTCATGTATTTCAATAGCGAGGTTTAGTAATAACGCTAATGCTCCAGTCTTAAATTTTGTTAAATCTAGGAATGGCACCGTTGGGGGTAACACGATTGTTAGCAGTGGAGACAACCTTGGTTCGATATTGTTCAGCGGAAATGATGGTGTTGATAGCGTAACTAGCGCCGCAAGGATAATGGCCGAGTCAGATGGCACACCGGGGTCTAACGACATGCCCGGAAGAATAACGTTTAGTGCAACTCCTGATGGCTCTTCGTCGCTGGGCGAGATCATGCGACTTAATAGCTCTGCTGTCTTAATAAATACCACCACCGATTACGGCGGCAAGGTAAACATCGCTAGGGCTGACAACAATACAACTCTTGCCCTCGTTTGTACCGACGCTGATTCTGGTGATGGCCCGGTCTTAGATTTTATTCGTGATTCGGGTTCTCCCGGTACTTCGGATGACATAGCGGTTATTAACTTCAAAGCAGATGACAGCGATGGCAATAGAGATACATATGCGAGTATCGAAGTAATTTCTACAGGAGTTACCAGCGGCAGCGAATCATCTAGGATGGATTTTAACACTTTAGTGTCAGGCTCCGAGGTTCAGCGATTAAAGTTTGCCAGCACAGAAGCGGTTTTTAACGATGGCGGTCAAGATTTAGACTTCCGTGTTGAGTCAGACGGTAACACTCACGCTTTGTTCGTAAATGCAGGAACTAACAAGGTCGGTATTAACACCAACTCACCAGATGGTAAGCTACACATTCATACTGCAACCGCAGGTTCAGTCTCTGCTAGTACTGGTGGTGACGAACTTGTTTTAGAAAATAGTGCCAACGGTGGTCTAAGTATTTTACTTCCCAATGATGCAACTGCTCAGGTAATGTTTGGTGACCCTGACGATAACAATGTAGGGATGATTCAATACGACCATTCAGCAGATAGTATGAAGTTCACAACAGGTGCGGCAGAATGCGCTAGGTTCACGACTTCTTCTGCACAAGGCGCATTACTAATTGGAACTACAACCCCTGTAACAAACTTTTCAGACACGGCACATTTTGTGGCCCACGCAGGCACTGATGAGGTGTGTGCAAAGTTTATTTGTCATCAAGGCACCGTCACAAGTGCAGATCAGCCGATTATCGAAGTGTCCTTTCAAGACGATAATAGTATAGGCAATGGCTCAAGGTTTATGATCTTTACGGATGAAGATAGCACAGTAGGAACAATTCAGTCGGCCTCAACAACCAGTTTGGCATTTGGTACAGGCTCTGATGAAAGGCTCAAAGAAAACATTGTTGATGCGCCTAGTCAGCTAGATAAAATACTAGACCTCAATGTTCGCCAGTTTGATTGGAAAAAGACAGGTGAAAGTGAAGTAGGTTTTGTCGCTCAAGAAGTCCATAAGGTATTACCGAATTGTGTTGGTGAGGGTGGAGATGATCCAAGTAAAAATCCTTGGACAATCTTTAAGGCTGAATTTGTGCCACACCTTGTTAGCGCAATACAAGAGCAACAAAAACAAATAGAAGAGTTAAAATCAGAAATAGTCAAACTCAAAGGAGAAAACTAATGGCTGCGACATTCACATGGAATATCCCACAGGTAGACCGACAAGTATCCTCTGGATTAATTACTAACATTCATTGGCGGCTTTCGGCTGTCGAAACAATTAACGGTACTGAATACAGAGCAGACTGCTACGGCTCAAAAGGCGTGTCTGGTGATCCAAGTTCGTCAGACTTTATTGCCTACGATAATGTGACCAAAGACAACGCGATTGCGTGGGTCAAAGCTGCGCTAGACGCTGACGAAGATGAGGACTCAGCCGCTGACAAAGAAGCTGGTCTTCAAGGTCAGATCAACAAGAAAGCAGCGCCTGTAGATGCTTCTGGGACTCCGTGGACTTAAAACTTCAGATGAAGACTGAAATGGACATAGCTCTGGAAGCTCTTGAACGCATTGCAGAGCATGAAAAAGAATGCGGAGAGCGTTGGGCTGAATGTACTGTAGAGCTAAGAGAGCTTCGTAGAACTACTGATAACCATGCTGCACGTTGGGAAAAGCTTGCGTGGCTGGTAGTAACTGTTGTCATTACCACAGCAGCAACTGTTGTTGTTTCAATTTTAGGATAAGACATGAGTAGAAAAAGAAAGAATAGGAACAATAAAAAAGTTTTGCAAGCACTTAGGGCAAAGAGAAGTCATGGTGGGCCTCATAAAGGTTCACAAAAGAAAAATGGTGGGGGTAGAACTAGACCTGATCCAGATTCTACTGTGGTAGCTCCCGGTGAAAGCGGTAAGGTAACGACAGAGACTACTACTACTAAACCTATGGGGCCGGGAAAAGGAAGTATTACAACAACTCAAGATGTATTAACCCAGCCTACTGGTGAAGAAAGTGCTGCTGGGGCACCTAAAGTTCAAATAAACTTACCTGATACTCCAGATGTAACTCCTGTAAAAGTTGCAAAAATTGTTCCTAAATCAAGCGAAATGGCAAGCGCTACCTCTATTGCTGCACAGCCTAGAGCTACTCAAGGAACTGCTGAAGTACAAGAAGCGGCAGCGATGTATGAGGATGTTGAAGAAGCAGATTTACCTGATGAAATAACTGCTGCTACATTTGATGCTACCTTCGCAGATCCTACAGATGAAACAGAAGCTGCTCAAGGCACTGTAAGTAAGCAGGCTGTTGCTGATCCAAAAGAAGTACAAAGGCTTAGGGAAAGAGCAAAAGCAGCAACAAGAGATGCAAGACAAGAAAAAGCTGCCCTAGCAGGAGAAACAGATTTTGAAATATCTGATGGTGCTTATGTTGACAAAGTAACAGGTAAAAGAACAGATACTGCACCTACAAAAGAAGCTGAAAGAAATACACGTCGAAATATAACTGGTAACCCTGCTCCTGATGGAGTAGAAGCTGTTATTGACAAAAATGTAGGCTATCAAGCTGCTCAAAGAAGAAAAGTAAAAGGAGATGCCGCTAGAGGTGGCGCGGCAGACATGCTTGCAGCAACTGCTGATTTACCGCCTGATATAACAGCAGCCGTTGTTGAAGATCCTGCAAGTGTAGAGGCACAAATTGATGATCAGCCTGTAGAGGTACGTGCAGCAGTAGCCGCATTACCTACAGAAGCTCTTGTATCTACACAAATGGAAACTCTTTTATCAGGTATGGAGGACGGTAAAACTCCTTTGTGGGCTAGACCCGCTGTTGCTGCTGTAGAACAAAATTTAGCTCGTAGAGGATTATCAGTATCTTCAGTAGGTAGAGATGCTTTATTTAACGCCATTATACAAACAGCTTTACCAATGGCCCAAAGTAATGCACAGGCGTTACAGGCAAGAGCAGCACAAAATTTAAGTAATCAGCAACAGGCTAATCTTGCACAGTCTACACAAGACATGCAAAGACGTATGGCTAACTTAGCTAATCGTCAAACTGCTGAATCACAGTCTGCTTCAAACGCTCAGGCTATGGCAACCCTTCAAAGTCAATTTAGACAACAGGCTGTCTTAACTTCTGAGCAATCAGATCAACAACTACGTGTACAAAACTTAGCAAACTTACAACAAGAAGCTGTAATAAGATCTCAGAATGAGCAAGCAACAAGATCTCAAAATCTTAGTAATGAACAGCAAATGGAGCTTGCAAATCTTCAAGCAGAGAAAGAACGGGCAGGTGCAGATCAATCTGCTGTAAATCAAGAGCGTCTTGCAGAAATGCAAGTGGCTGCTGATTTCTTAGCAAGAAATGCTGGTTTTAAGCAGCAAATGGAACTAGCTAATCTTTCTAATGATCAGCAAATGAGGCTTGCTAATCTTACTGCTCTAAATCAAGCAGAGTCACAAAGACTAACTGCTAATCAGCAAACAGAACTTGCAAACTTAAATACTAGATTGCAAACTAATTTACTTGAAGGTAAGCTTGCAGCACAAATGGGCATTGCTCAGTTAAGCGCAGATCAACAAAGGGCTGTTCAAAATGCCTCTATGGTCGCTAGGGTAGACCTAACTAAATTTAGTGCAGACCAACAGGTTGAGCTTGCTAATAGTAGATTTATGCAATCAATGACAATGGCTGATTTTAACGCAGAGCAACAAGCTGCTATGCAAAATGCTACAGCTATGGCTCAATTAGATTTAGCCACAGTAGATCAAAGAACTAAAGTTGCTATAAGTAATGCACAGTCTTTTTTAAAGATGGATATGGCTAACTTAAATAATAGGCAGCAGGCCGTTATCTTAGATCAACAAATGTTACAACAACGATTACTATCAGATCAAGCTGCTGATAATGCTGCAAAACAATTTAATGCTGTTTCTGAAAATCAGACAAATCAATTTTTGTCTAGTTTAGAAGCTAATATGAATCAATACAATACTACTCAAATTAATAGCATGGCTCAGTTTAACGCATCGGAGGTAAATAAAATAGATGCTTTAAATGCAAATAACGCTACAGAAGTTTCTAAATTTAATGCTCAGTTAAAAACTAATGTTAGTCAGTTTAATGCAAATATTGAGTTTCAAAGAGATCAATGGGTAGCAAATAATAAAGCTGTTGTTCAGCAATCAAATATAGAGTGGAGGAGATCTTCTAATACAATAAACACGGCTGCTCAAAATGCAGCTAATCAAAAAGATGCAGAAAGAGCTTTTAATCTTGACGCTGCTGAGATGTCTGTAATTTGGCAAAATCTTAGGGATGAAGCAAATTATATAAGACAGTCTTATGAAAATGAGCAACAAAGAAAAACTACACTATATGCAACATCATTAGCAAATGAAGCAGCGGCTGATAAAGGCAGTAGCACTTCAGCGGCCTTATTAGAACTAGCTGCTAGATTTTTAGGCATAAGTTAATAGGAAAAAACTATGGGATTTTTTAGCAAGTTATTTAAAGGTATAAAAAAAGTATTTAAAAAAATTGGTCGAGGGATCAAAAAAGCTTTTAAAAGTATCGGTAAATTTATGGGCAAGATTGGCATTGTAGGCCAAATAGGGTTAGCACTGCTAACAGGAGGTGTAGGCATTGGTGCCTTTTTAGGCAAAGCTGCTGGCTCTATGATGGCTACTTCATTAGGAGGTGTTGCTGGTGCTGTTATAAAAGGCGCTGGTCATGTCTTAAATGCTGCTGTAAATCTTGGTAGTAAAGTTAGTGGTGCATTTAAAACTGTATCGGAAGGTGTAGTAAAGTTTGGTGGAGATATTGTTAAAGCCACAGTTGGTAAAATACCCGGAGGCGCTGACTTTGTAAAAGGTATTAGTCAAGGTAAAATTAATATTACAGAAACAGATACGTTTGCAAATGCTTTCAAAGGAGCCTCTGAAGCCATAACAAATACTGCTGGACAAGTTAAAGACATATTTAGCGTCAGTACATTTACTGAACCAAATAAATATCTTATAAATACTACTATGGAAGCTGCTGCTAATATTCAGAAAGTTAAAAAAGTAGGTATACCTGCTGACTCTATTACAGACGTTCAAATGAGTCCAGTGCCGGGAAGTCCTCAAATGGGATCTCCTGCTCAATTACAGGGCATGTCTACTGAAGTAGCAGAGGCTTTTACTACTGTTAGTCCTGAAGGTAAAATAACATCTTCTATTTCTACAACAGCGCCAATGATGTCACCTACTCCTGAATATTCAGCAACTATGGCTTCAACCAGTAAAAGTTTATTAGCTAACCAACCCTATACAGTTGCTGTGGATTCTGAGCCTTCATTCGCACAAAAACTAGGCACTGCTACAGCAACAGTTCTTGCTAGTCAGCCCTCTGGCGCACCAATTCAACAAACAGCGCAGGCTGGGTTTGCTCCTTTTATGCCAGAAATTTTAGATGTTTTTGGACAAGATGCTACAGCAGCAGCAATGTATGAAAGACAAGTATCATCTGCTGATGCAGAACTTGATCCATTTACTGCCAGAGCATTAAGCCCTTATTATTATAGTGGTGTAAATGCAGTAAGGCAAGGACAAGCCCCTATGGGTACCTCACCTACAGTACCTATACCAAGTGTAGCATAGGATAATATTATGGACAATACATCTCCTGATTTGCAGGAATATTTTTCTAAAATGAATAGGCCAATACCCGGACAGTCTTTAACAGAAGACCCCGATAGTCCTGCCTCATATGTTTCTACTCCTGAGTATACAGATCAGCAAGAAGCATTAGAGTGGATCTTTGAAAGAATAATGAGTGAAGAAGCTTACCCTACAATTATTGAAGCTCTAGAAAATGATGTACCTGTTATGGAACTCACTCAATATTTATTGTTTACAGGATTTAATGAGGGTAAATGGAACCCTGATTTACTTTTACTTTTGATAGAGCCAACTGCTTATTTAATTATGGCGATAGCTGAAAGAGCAGATGTGGACTATGTAGTATCAGAAGACGAAGAAGAAGAAATGTTTGGTGTCTCTTTAGATCCTGTAAAGATGGAAAAGTTAGAGAATAAAGAAATACCTGAAGAGGTTGTAGCACAAGTTCAACAAGTGTCTGCACCTTCTCTAATGGAAAGACCTGAACCTAGTTTAATGCAGGGGCAATAGTATGTCTATTGAAACAACTTACAGATCTCTTTTATCTCAACAGGATAGGAGAAGAGAAGACGAAGAAAAAAGAACCTTACAGGCTGCTGGTATAAAGCTTGTAGGTGGCGCTGTGCTAAATGCTGCACAACAAAGGTTAGAAGAGAGAAACGATGAGTATTTATCTTCTATGCCTATTATGGCAGACAGGGCTAAAATACAGGCTGGAGAGCGTAGTAGGCTTTTTGCTGAGAAAGTTAGGGACGAAGCAGAAAACTATATGGGAGGTCTTGACAACTATCTTCTAGATAACTACGCAATCCCTGAAGCACAGAACATTTTTTATGCTAATACTAATGAAGAAACTTTAAATAAAGATGCGTTAACTGCTGAGATCAGGGCTTATGGCACTGCTATGCTTGAAGATAAAGAAATAGAAGGTCAAACTATAAAGGGTCTTAGAAGTAGATACAATGATATGGTAAGTGGACTAGACCAAGTTCAACAGGGGGATTTACAGGCTTACGAAGCAGGCATATCTAAAAACTTACCTCAGAATGTAGCACAAGGAGTTTTTCGTAAGTTTTTTGGTGCCGATGATGTTGAGATAGCTAGGGAGAAAACAAGGAAGCTCTTAGCAGGAAAATATGTTGATAATGCAAATGCTTTAGTGGCAGCTAAAACAGCTTTTACTATGGGACTATCAAATACAGATGCAGAGAAACTTGCTAAAGAAGTTGCTAGAATACAAATACCTGTAAAACGCCCAGTAGTTACTCCGGGTGATATGAAAACTATAGAAATGAACATTGGGGGAACAACACAAAAAGTTCCATATAGGGAGATTACAACAACTTCAGCAGATGGAACAGTTAAAAAGGAAGTAAAATTTATTCAACCGACTATTCAAGTAAGAACAACGCAAAAACAATTTAATCCTGCTATGGGTGAGGACACAGAAAGTACAATTGTAAGAACCTTTGTTCTTAATGAACAAGGTACAGGTTATGTACCGTCTGGTACAAATGATATTTTACTGCAAGGAAGTCGAGTAAATTTATCAGGAGATCCTGCTACACTTACTAAAGGTCAAGAAGCCTATATTAGGGCAGCAAAGCCAAAGCTTTCTTCAGGCGCTGCAAAGGGACTAGGTAAGTTAACTGCCTATATGAAAGATAATGATCAGACAGACTCTCCTGAAGAAGACTTAAAAAAAATACAAGATAGGGCTATTGCTCGTAAAGCTCTAGACTTGCAAGATATTGTAGGCACAGGTGTTTTATCGGGTGATCAGTTACATGTAATAGCTGCTTCTTCTATGGGCTATCAGGCTAATAGTGGTGTAGGTGAATCTAGTATACCTTTTTTTGAGGGAGACTATGTAGAATCCAATCAATATGGAATGTCAACGCCACTTAATTCAAGAGTATCTCTTATGGCAACTGTTCAGGCACTTGCTAATGAAAATACATTTAACGAACTAACCCCGACTGCTAAAGACACTATTATTACTGCACTTGTTGGAAAGACTATGAGAGATCCTGAAATTGTTCAGCAGGGTGAGACAACAATCATGCGCGGAGATGTTCCTGCTCTGTATGTAGAGTTTGCTCGTACACACAATCAAGATGCTAGAGAATATTTTTTACAAGACCCTAATGTTGTAAAGTTTATAAATAATATTCGTGGATCTGGGATTTCAATAGAAGAGCTAAGAGTATTTAATAAAGGCTCGAATCCATACATAAATAAGACAACAGAAAAAACTAGCACTGTTCCAGTAGAATCTGGAGATACTGCTGTGTCTCAAAGGCCTCTTAGTGATTTTGAGGAAAAGAGGATAGAGCTTTTAGGCCAAGCTAGTGAAGTTGTAAAAAACAGAAAAGATACGAGAGGAATAAATCAAATTAAACAGCAAATAAATTTAATAGATAGATATTTGGAGCTTACAAAAGAGGTAGAAGGCACAGAGGAAAGCCTAAAATTGGCGCGTATTGAAAGCAGGGGCGCACAAACTAGGAGGGAGCGGCGAACTGCATATAGTATGCTGGCTAAAGAATTAGAACTGGCTTCTTTAAGGAATCAACTAGAAGAATTATTTTAAATGAGATATTCATACGAACAAGATCAGGAAGGCACACCTTTAAACTTGAGCTTTGCTAGACCAGAGCCGCCTGAGTTTGAGTATACTGAAAAGATAGCCAATCTAAGAGAAGACCCTAAATTTTTAGATGGGGTTGAAACTTTGATAAACTTATCAGCTACAAATCCTGTGTGGTTTGATGCGGGTGCAATGGACAATGAAGATCCTATTGAGTTTATAAGAGACTTAAAATATAGGATGACTTCAGCCGCCGCTAATGCCATGAGGCTCCCAGAAGCTTCTGAGAAAGAAAAAGAAGCTTACAAGTACGTTATGGATAGGTTTGATAGAGCAGAGCTTGCCCCTTCTGATTATCTAACAGCTATAAAAGATATTACTATTGATACCGTTGTAGACCCCACAACTTTAATTGGATTAGCATCTAGAGCCGCTATGGGCACAAAAGCTGCTTTGGATCTTAGCCAAAGAAACGCCCTTGTGAGAACAATGCGTAATGTGGCTGTTGGAGAAAACACAAAAGAAGAAGCGATTAGGGGTGCTATTGCGGGTGGAGGCTATGAGGGCACCTTAGACTTTTTTACTCAAGAAGCTGATGTAGAAACTGGAAGGCAAGATGAGTTTAGTTTAGGTCAAAATGTTGGAATGACAGCTTTAGGTGCTGGGCTTGGCTTTGCAGCAGGGAAAATTTTTGGTAAAAAAGTTGCAGATGAAACAAGGATACCATCAAAACAAATTGTAGATTCTGATCCTGAAACTTCAAAAGCCTCTGTAGACTTTGCTAATAAAGCATACACAATCTTAGGTGATGGCACCATAGACTTAGACGGTTCTCAGTTCCGCACGATTGATGACGCTGTAGAAGCTCTTGCTGAAAGTGTAGGTGGAGGTGAGAAAACTAAAGGTGAGTTAAAAGAAATAGTAAGACAAACCATAAAAGAAAATCAAGGCAGCACGGGCAGAGTAGTCGCTAGTAAGCTTGGCTTCAAAGCAGGACAATACTTGCATGGGATGATACCTAAAGTTACGTTAGTAGGAAAACCTGCTGGGATACTGAGTGCCTACGCTCCTTTTTCTAAGACTGCTGCTATGCTTCAAAAAAGATTTAGATATGATTTAGGCAGAAGCATAAAAGGAGAAAGAGTTTTAGAAGACCCAGACTTCTTTGAAACTTTTAAATATACAAGCTCACCTAGACTGACCAAAGTTAAATTTGGGTTAGACTCATTGCGTGGTGTCATGACAAAAGAAGAAGCTAATTCTGCTTTAACAACTGCTCTTAGGGGTGGTGAGGTTGCTCCTGAAGTTGAAGATGTTTTTAACATTATAAGAAATAATTTAGATGAGATAGCTGATGATCTTGTAGGCTACAATATTATTGATCGTCCTGTCAAGAATTATTTCCCTAGAATGTGGGATAGGAATGCAATCGAAAATAATCAAGAAAAATTTATAGATTTGTTAATAGAAGATGGAGCAGTTTATGACAGAGCAGAGGGAATGAAGTTAACCTCTGAGCTTTTAAATATTGAAAATCAAATTGACTCTGGAAGAAGAGGCGCTTCATTTTTCTCAAAAAGAACATTAAACATCTCCGATGATAATGTGTTTAGTGAGTTTTTAGATAATGATATTTCTGCTGTATTAAATGGTTACATAACTCAAACATCTAAATCTATTGCGAAAGCAAAAGTTTTTGGTGTTCAAAACGAGTCAGAGTTTATTAAGCTTTGGATTGGTGATTTAAACAAAGGGGGTATTGCTGGTGAAATGGCAGAGGCTGGTCGTGCGCTAACTGGCTCTGAAAAAGATGAAATTATAAATATCTACAGATCAATAACTGGCGAGGGTATTACAAAGTTTAACACAATTGGTCAAGGTATTTTAGACGGATACACAGTAGCAAACAGGGTTGCCCTTTTACCACTGGCTACATTGTCAAGCTTATCAGAAATAGGATTAAATATTGTTAAGGCTGGCACTACCACATCACTAAAGAGTTTTGCCCAAGCTGCTGACATAGGCTTTAAAACTATAAGTACCAAAGTCAAACAGAAGCTGACAAAAGACTTTGATTTGACTGAGCCTGAAATATGGAGGGAAATGAATGAAGTTGGTTTAGCCTTAGATCAAGCAGTAGCAGAGGGAGCAGAGCGTCTATCTGGCGAAGCAATAGCAAATGACACATTTAGATATATAAATAATAAATTTTTTAGACTTAATCTTTTGGATCAATGGACTAAAACGGTTCAGATGACCTCATATATTACAGGTAAGAATTTAATCAAGAAAAATTTAGAAAAAATATCTGTACGAGGCAGAGAGAATGCAGGCTTAGAAGCCGATCAATTAACAGAGCTAGGTATTGATGTAGATGAAGGACTTGCTTGGTTAAATGGAGGGGCTGATCTCTCAGACTCTTTTTATACTAAAAATATAGCTAGGGGTGCAGCAAGATATACAAACGAAGTTATTCTTAATCCTACCCCAGAGGCAGGTATAAAGCCAGCATTTATGTCTGATCCAAAAACATCTGTTCTGTTCCAGCTTCTTGGTTATCCAGCAGCGTTCACAAATGTTGTTTTGAAAAAGATGGCAACAGATACCTTCAGAGATCCTGTTGGCAATCTACCTAAAGTTACAGCAGGTGCTTTAATTATGACACACGTTGCTATGTTTTCTAATTATGTTAGAACTCATGGCGAGGGTATGGAAGATAAGTCTTGGGATGAAATATATGGAGAAGCTGTTGCCCGTTGGGGTGGTGGTGGGTTGACTTTGGATGCAGCAAATAGGGCTGTAAAGGCTGTAGAGGTATTCCAATCTCCAACTGCATATTTCACTGCTCCTTTCGGCCCTATAGTAGGTGATGTTCATAACGCTGTCGCTACAAGAAGGCTTGCTAGTGTACTAGGTCAAAAAGTTCCGGGGTACACTGCTATGCGCTTCTTTGGCTTAGAAGAGCAGCAAGAAGAATATGATCAGCTTTTAAGAGACATAGATAAAGTTTTTGTAGACGTGGCTGTTCCTGAAAGAGAGAAAAAGACTACAGGGGGCATTGTAGATGTTCCTAATGCCCCAGAAGAGCCTGATGAGAGAGTAGATAAACTAACAGGTCTTCCATACAACAGGCAAGCTGGTGCGGCCTTTATGGATGAAGACGATCCTTTGAAGAGAATGGGTTTTGCTAAAGGCAGTTTAATTTTACAAGGACTAGATAAAGTTATTGAAACATTTAGTCCTGCAAAACCTACTTTTGAACAAGCTAAGACCGCTACGAATGAACTTTTGCTAGAGGGTGTGGAAGAAGCAGACTCTGAAAGAGTTAAGGCTATTTTAGAGGGCGTTCCTTTTGCCGCGCCTCAACCAGAACTAGACGATGTTATTGAAGAAGTGTTAGTAAGAAATAACTTAGTTCAGTCTCCAGAAGATGCTTTTATAGAGAGCCAAGCTCAGGCACAAGCGACAATAAGAACCTCTAAAGAAAGGGCTAGGACAGGTGATGATGATTTTACTGTTGACCCAAATGAACAGTTTATGATTCTAAAAAATGAGATAGAAACTCTTAGGAGAAAATCAGATCAAGAATCTAAGGATACTGTCAGTATTATAGATTTACTAAAATATGATGTACCAAAAACTGCGGCTAGTAGTTCATTTACTGGGTCTGAAGTCAACAGGTCTAAGAATCTTAGAGAATTTCTGAGAGGTTCTGTAGTAAGAGATCCAGTATATAGGGCAACAGGCCACGGTTTGAATACTGCTTTTGAGATTAACTTTGCACTACCAAAAGAAATATCTGCTCACTTTGGAACTAAAAAACAAGCAGATGTTTTAACTTTGAGAGAATATTATGAGTCTGGTGGTGCTGAACTTGATCGTAGCCTAGAGAACATGGAGATAACTGATCTGTATGACAGGCTTACTGTTAGACCGGGGATGACCCCTGCAATGACAAAAGGCTATCTCAATATAAAGAAACCTTTAATTTTAGAAGATCTTGGAAATTTTGATGCTGTAGACATAATAAATTCACGTAGTTTTAAAGATGACTTTTTACCTGCGGTTGCAGCACAGTCTGGTAAATCTTTAGATAAAGTTATGGAACTTTATAATGGTTTTCAGATTAATAGATTAGTTAATAATTACTTGGATTTTAACAGTAAGTATTTTGATGATAGCGAAAGACCAAACTATCAGTTTGAACTATTAGTTCGTCAGTATAATATAAATAAAAGATTTAAAAAGTTTTTAAAGGCTGTAGGTTTTGACGGTATAAAATACAAAAATAAACATGAGGCAACTCCTGATCAAATAGGGGATAAAGACTTTGATTTTTCATATATACCTTTTGAACCAGAACAATTTAAAGTAGTAGGAGCTTCAAAGTTTGATCCAGAAGATCCTAGAGCAGCTATGTATC